ATGTCCTACGCACATTACATTGAACATAATTATCATTATCCAATAGACAAGATTTTTAATGCATTCATCCTTCCCTATGATTGTGGATATGACGACACCAACATGCAAACGAAAAAAGAATTATTACTCGAAACAAATTGGGAAGACGAGGACAAATCATATCGTTTAATTCACACGATTTATTTGGACATCAAGAATTTAATGTATCATCATTCAAGAAAGTCAGAATCGGATATAATTCAGTTGGCAAGACAGATTGAATTGATTTAACGATTCCCTTATTCAACCTCAATAAATAAACAGTAATGGGCAAAAAAATGTTGCTCATTCTTTTTGAGGTGTTTATGATTGACGAACAATTGCTTAAAGATTTTCGAAATTTTGAAAATCGTTCACATGATTTCTTTAATGATTTCTATGACCGAATAAAAGAGGATAGAACATTCCTTTCGGGAAAACACTTTGATGAAACGGATGATAAAAGATTCGGAAAGTTGAGAATGAAGACTCCTGTGGATGTCATTTCCAACACAGTTCGATCAATCGTCAACCAATATTCATCTTCTCCGTTCTCTTGGAATACATCGCATTCTGAATTAAACGATTTGCGGAAATCAATTTCTTAATGGTTCTGCAACCAAATCCTCAATCTATCAGGCATTGAGGAATGCCTGTGCTTATGGATTGGGATTCATAAATCTTTCGATTGATTTCGACAAGGAAGGGAAAGCAACACCTGTCCTTTATTCAATTCCTGATGTCACCAAAATTTATTTCGACCCTGATTCAAACGAGGTCGATGGTTCAGATGCGAGAGAAACAATAATTATTGACCTCAAATCGAAAGAGTGGATAAAGAATACTTATGGGGATGAATTCATAACCGATAAGGGTGTGAAACCTCTAATTGATATTTCCGATGGGTACGATGACAATAGTCTTCCCTTAATCACTTATTATGTGAAATCAAATGAAGGTGTAACTGTTTACAAGTTATTGAATCAGGATTTGCTTGCGGAACCAATCGTTCTCAACATTGACAGATTGCCAATCATTCCCATTTATGGTGAGGAAGTATTTGTAGATGACAAGTTGTCGCATCAAGGCATTGTCCGTCAGGCAAGACCGATTCAGAAACTGATTGATTATTCCTATTCGCAACTTTGTGAAAGACTTGCGAAATCACCAAAGAATGCATGGGTTGGAACGAAGGAAGCATTAGAAGGGTATGAAGATTATTACAAGAACTTCGATAAGTCTATAAATCCACTCCTGATTTACAACAAGTACGACTCACGCAAGGAACTCAATACACCACCGCAAAGAGAGGACATGACAATCCAATATGCAGACCTGACAAGTGTCTTGCAGAATTCTCTTGGGTTGATGCAATCAGTTACAGGAGTTCAATCAATTGGAATCCCAGACCAAAAGGCAGAAATAACCGCAACGGAAGCACTTCTCAATATCAAGTCTTTCACAAATAATGTCCGCAATTATTTCGACAACTTGAAGGAATCCTTCAAGTCGGCAGGCATCGTGTTCTTTGAATTGCTTGGGTACAATGTCGATGTTCAAGTAGAGCAGGGTCCCGCAGATGAAATGCAAAGACAGATGGCAAGAGCAGAACTTCAACAACTTTTGCAGTTGACAACCGATCAAACGGCAAGAGATGAAATCCTTCACGCAATCATTCAGACTTTTGACAAGAATCAGTATTTCAAGAATCTCAATGAATCAATGGAGAATAAGCAAGCAAACATTCCTGTGGAAGTCCAGCAACAGATTCAGCAAATACAACAGGAATTGGAAAATGCAAGCAAGGCAAACGAGGAACTCCAAAAGCAGTTGCAACAGACTCAATGCGAACTTCTCGCAAATCGTCAGTCCAATGAAGTTGCGTTGAAGACGAAGGAAATGGAACTTCAAACTGACATGATTAAGTTCAGGATGGAACTTGAATACAAGTACGGAAAACTCAATCAGGAAACACAGACCAAAATCGTTACGGAACAGATGAAGCAGAATTCTGAAACGACAAGACAAGAGTTGAAAGCAAACGAGAATATGAAACAAGAAATCTTAAATATGGCAAAGGAAGGTTTGAATGATTCCATTTGATTCAGATATAAGAACAGACTTGGAAGGTAAACCTCTCAACGGCAGAATTTTCTTCTATCAAAAAGACACAAATCAACTTGATACCATTTACACTTATGATAATTCCGAATTGGTTGAATGTGAAAATCCCGTCTATACAGATTCCGAAGGATACTTGGAACACAATGTAATCCTCGAAAATCGAGTCTATTCAATCAAGCAACAGGTTTACAATGGTGATTATGATTCCCCCAAAGCAGATACCCGACCAACGATGTGGAAGGATGACAGAAGTTATTATGCGGGGCAAAACTTTGACGAGAATGGAACAACAGATTCCCTTGTGTTCGGGATTTCAGGTCTTAAAGAATGTGCCATCGCATTGAAAAGAGTCAATGTGGTTGGATATCACGACCATTTCGATTGTGGGTTGAGAACCTATGTATGGGATGAAACCGCATTGGATTTAGAAGACGATGGACAGGTTGTCAAGTCCAATCATTCAGCAACAGGTCGTTGGTTGCTTGTAAACACTTTGCCGTACATTCCTGGGGAATATTATGGTGTATATGCAGGTCATGAGGAAAACATCTCTGCACTCTTTGGAGCAGCATTGACCTATGGTACAAATAACAGGATGATTTCTCCTCAATCAATTAAGTTAAAACGAGGACAGTATAACATCGGTTCAAACCTTATCACTTCAAGAACCCTTCTTCTCGAAAATTGGGTGTTCTTTGGTTCGTCCTATCTTATTACATGCAGGGATGTACAAGTCATTGGAGCAAAGACAAGAAACCCGATCGGTCGTTTCAAATTCACAGGTGGAAATGTTGAAGTTGATTCGTTCATTTTCTGCAACCTGTATGAAATGCTCACATCAGGAGCAAAGACAATCCATGTCCACAATAAGCAAGTGAACCAAACCGCAATAAAAAATGCTGACATTACTTGCGAAGGAATGACTTTCATCGGGCATTCCTCAATAACCTATACACAAAACAATTTCAAGATAACATTTGACAATTGCCGTTTTATCGGAGACGATATTTTCCCATTAAGTGGTGAATACATTTTGAGAAACATGCCGGCAACCGACAAACCCTTCTGTTCAATTGGTGATTATGATACCGCAACATGTCCTTTGGACATTGATAATTTCTCGGACGGTGATGCCTATGCTTATGTAGCAAGGGAAATCTATCATTTAACCGACATTGACTTGCAAGGAAAATCATTCTGCCCCTCAACAGATATCGGAACAATTGTCCTTGGTGATGGCATCACATATCGCAATGCGACAATTGGGTACATTGCACCGCATGGCAATTCAAATTCATTCATCAACTGTACAATTGCCAAAGTTTCTGTTGATGCTCCGCAGGGAACAACTTTTTCATCGTGCATGATTGGCAATCTTTGTTATGCGAATTTCGACCGTCTTGATACTGACATAACTTTAATTGATTCAAGTGTGCAAACATTAACTTTAAATCCAAACATCAAATGTTCAATGACTGCGAAGGGAACAACCTTCAATTGTTCAATTGGTCATGGACTGACCCAAGACATTGTCGATGTTTCCCACCCATTTATTGGAAGTCTTGATTTTGAAAGTTGCGAAGTCTTTGACGATATTGTAATCCGTGGTCAATCATCTTTCCATAACTGCAAACTTCATGGTTCAATTTGGACGCAGGATTATTTGGAAGTAAATACCAATGTCATTAGGGCAAGTTTTGTATCGTGTGTAATTGACGGTCGTCATATCATGCAACATTACATCCCATATAGAGAGAATGTAAGGTCTTATTGCACTTGGAAAGGAAATATTTTCAATTATACACAAGACATCCCGATTTATCCCGAATCATGGTCAGACCCTCTCGGTGAAGGAACTTTCACATATCAAGATTGTACCAAGTTGTATCTTGACCCATATCCTATACACCATGAATGGACATATTCGTCAAACAATGGACCAATGGTTGTTCCTGATTATCCGAAGGGATGCTATACAAGCATTATAAATGTCGCAGACCCCCACAATGTTCAAGGATATGCAACAATTCAGGAAGTTCCTTTCGTTGCCCCAGGACACTCAATTAAGTCCGTAACAAGTCCGGGTGAATACGAAAGAATGGAATATGATGACTTATACATGGATGACCTCAAATTAACTCTCCGATTCTATCGTGAATTTTGGTGGACAGGACACCATGAAACAATTCATAGACCCGACCCTCTTGGGAATGCCACAGTCGTTCGAGAATTCACAACAAACAAGTCATATTCATTTGATGGTGGATATTCATGGACTTGCAGACCTCGCAAGACAACTGCTTTTTGGGAAAACTCATCAAAGGCATATTTCAGGATAATGTTTGACATAAGATCTCCAAACCATGATTGGGGCAATATGGAGGATGTTGGAATCTTGGA